ACCCGCCGCTGTTTACTGTAACGGCCAACGCAGTAGGAAACGCTTGCTCCGGCTTAAAATCTATTTCCGTGATCGTCCACACGTCGTGATCAGATCTGGCAATATCTTGGGGGGCATAGTCCGGGTGTGTGATAGTTAAGACGTCGGCAGACTGAACGTATTGCAATTCAAAAATGTCAGCAGCAGTGTATGGAGTTGTCAGCTCAAACACTTTTTGCGCTGTGCCTGCAGATCCGTAAGTCGTAAACGCAGTGCTGTTTATGTTAGCGCCAGCATAATCAGTCAGCGCAAACGTGTTAGTAGTTACGCTGGCAACCCTGAAAAACCTGCCGTTAAGTTCTGTCATGCCAACCACGCCAGTGATAAACACGTCGTCACCGTTGCTAAATCCGTGGCTGTTGGCCGTAATTACAGCAGGGCTGGCTTTAGTTGCCGCACTAATAGTTTTTGCGCTGCCTGTAAGAACCTGACCCCCGTCCTTGTAGACGCGCATATACAGGTTGCCAAATTCTAAGATGTAGGTTTGTGTGGTGTTGAACTCGAACGGAATAAGACGGACGGCCGTAGACGGCGTCTTTGCTGGGGAAATAAACTCTAAACCCGGCCTGTTAGTCAGCCCTCCGTGAACTTGCACAAAGAAGTTCTCAGCCTTGTACACAGAGGATTTGTATTTATCGATGTCAACGCGGGCAGCAATGGCGTCGCTGACTTCACCCCCTGATAAGTTGGACTGAACAACCTTAGTCATTACACTCTCGCCCTAATCCAATCTGCATCAGGCAACGAAGGCTCTATACCTTCATTCGAGTCACTGGCCCACGCGCTGTTTATAACCGCGCTGGCTTGTTGAAACAAAAAGTCAGCAATGCTGTTGTCGCCTGTTAAAGGCATTGCCATGCGCGCACCTAAAACATAAGAAAACGCCATAACAAACTCAGGGTCGTAATCAGCAGTGTCTTCGGCGCGGAACGTGTAAAATATCTGCGGCGTCTCTTCGTTACTTAGCATAACGCGAGTGCTGTCAGCGTTGCGGGCGACCTCAAACTTAATCTTAGGCTGATCGTCGCCTAATGGATTAACAATACCTAACAGTCTGATGCAGTCCGTTGGGTAGGTGTACATATACGTCCAATTGCCCGGAACGGTGCCGGACAACTCCGCAGGAGACGTGTATTTAGTAGCAAACGCCCACGGGTGCTGGCGCAACAAAGCATCCCGCGTATCGTCATACAGCAGGTTAACCTGCTCAGCCTCTGGCGTTGCTTCGGTAATGTCGCTTATGTCGTAGCGGTCACCGACGTGCTGCAAAGCCAGCTTGGCAATTTGTACCTTGCTAGCCATCTGAACTTATTCCTCAGACTTAGCAGCAGCACGCTTGCGCTTAGGCTTAGCAGCTTCTTCGACAATTTCGATGCCAGATGTAGGCAGAACAATATCGTCGCTAATGTCGTACTCGATACCAGTGCGATACCGACGGTTGTTGTCAAAAAAATCAGTGTGAAAAATAACTTTAGGCATAGCGTAGTCCCTTCAATAAAGAATGGTGGGGGCAGCTTAGCCCCCACCAAACAACTTAGTTAGTTGCGTCAGGCAACGCGGTCCAGCCTACGGGGTCGTAGGTTAGGAAGGCATTGATCTTGCCTGCTGTCAAAGCCGCAGTTGCGGTTGTAGTAGCAATGCCGAGGAACCGCTCGTAGGTTCCAATAGGCAGGGCAACAACAGCAACTGTGTAACCGGCAACTAACGTAGCCTTTGCAATAGCTCCAGACGCAAAGTGCTGCGTAGCCGTTCCGTCAACTGCGATAGCAGCCGCTGCGTCAGACAACAGTTTAAAATCAACAGTGGCAGACCCACCCGAAGTTACCGCAGTGTCCACTTGGATCACGAGGTAAATTGGCTGGCCGTTACCAATGTCAGAAGTTGTAGAGCCAAGGTCAATAACATCGCCAACAAGGTCGGTGTCAGTTCCCGAGGTGTCGAGTGCGGTGGCATCCGCAAATTCAAGCCGTTCGTCCATAATCATGGGATAATCCTTTCTATATGGATGAGTTAGGAGACAGTCGCTTCGTTGCCACGAAGGGCATCGCAACGACGGATCGGGATACCACCCCATGAGGTCTGCATTGTGCCGCCAACCATATCGACAGACAGGGTGGAGTTTTCAACTGCAGAGGACGTTTGCCTGCGAAGGAAAGACAGGACAGATTTGTCCATGTACCACGAGCAACGGCCCGCAGTAGTGCTTGGCAGCTCAGTCCATGCCTGATGCATCAGGTCATTGAGGTTAGCGCCTGACGCTGCATTAAACGTCAAAGCAGAACGATCAATGTTGGCAATACGAACTGCGTAACGCCAATCACGAACAGACAGACCAACGTCCCAACGGTAATGCGTGCGGAACGCTTGCATACGACCGTTAGACCCATCAGCGTTTTCAAGAGTAACTTCGCCCAGATCCCGCTGTTGAATACCTGCTTTTGATCCTTTGGGAATAATACCGTGGCAGGTATTTGGTCCCCAGCAAATCAGCCAGATAGACGCGTTGTCAGAGCCTGACCCGCCGCCATTAATGATGTTGTCACCATTCTCAGCAGACAGTGAGTTGTACCGAGCCGACAGGCCAGTAAACTCTTCAGGTGCCGTGCTTTCATCGCCATAGAACAGCGTAGACGCAAACTCTTGGTTCATGCCTTCGATGTGCGGACGATCTTCCTGAAGACGGAATGCAGCAGGGTTACCCGCCATCTCAACAAGGGCTTTATCGACTTCGGAGTAGTCCTCCATCATCCCTGTGTTGTCCGTCACCTGAACTGCGCGGCTCTTCGTCGGCTGTACGCCACCGTAGAGTTTGCGCCACGTTGGAGTAGGCAGACCAGAACGGATAGAAGTCCGGTGGCCTGTAGTGAGGTTGCCCTCAAGGAACGTCATGTCCAAGAGGATTTCGTTGGTGGCGTTGAGAATTTCTACAACGTCAGCAATAGACCCGTCGGGATCGGTAACCTTTGCAAGGTCAGCGAGCGTCGGGTTAGTTACGCTAAGAGTAGCCATAAGAGTTTCTCCTTAGTTGGCTGCGAACATAGTGGGATACATCTTCTCCAAACTATCTCGGCCTTCAACTTTAGTGTCTCCGGTGACGAGATCGCTTTCAGAGATGGCGCGTCCCACACGATAAAAGAGGCGAATTACCTCCGGGTGGTTCCCTAAGCCAAGCCCGTCAGGGTTGTCAGCAGAGGGGGCGTCAATCAGCTTAGCCAGTTGCGGGCTACCGAAAGTGTCGATGGCCTGCTTTGCCAGCCCAAGGTTCGCGTCGAGTTCTTCCCCGCCGAGTTCCTTGTCAGCCTTCGTCTCTTCAGCCCAATCAGCAATACGCTCACTGAACTGTGTAGACATCTCCTCCAGTGCTGCCGCACTGCGTTCGATGTCGTATTCCACAAGCTGCTGAAATTGTTTCTGACTAAGTCCTAGATCCTTGGCGGTTTCGCCAAAGCCCTCGATCTTACTCGGATCTACTTCAACACCTTCTGGTGGCTCAAACTCGTACTTTTCAGGTACGGCGTTGTCGCCTTCTCCTTCTCCCTCGTCACCCGACAGCAGGGTCTTGGATTCTTCTTCGCCAGCGACTTCCTCAGTCTGCTCGGCGGATATCTCTTCGGCGGCCTGTTCTACAGGAGCTTCTTCTGCTACTTCCGCTTCTTCAGCTATCTCTTCGTCTGCCATGTTCTCCTCCATTGGCTATTCATCAAAATGGTTTTCTTCAAGCATCTTTATGTAGGCCGCAGGGTTGCGGCTACGAAGTTGCTCGTGAAGGGTTGTTCCCACAGAACGAGCACCCTCATTAAACGCAGTAGCATCAGAACTGTCTGGAACGAAGCTCGGAGAGTTAATGTGACTGTGCTGGTACATTAGACGATACAGCCAACGTCTGCCGCGAGGCTCCGAAGCGACAAAGTCGATGTCTTTCTGAACATCGTCGTCCTCGCGCTTGGCCTTTGATACTTGTTCAGGATCACTAGCATCATACGTCATATCGCTGTCTCAGGCGCGCCAGTGGGTCCGCCGAGGCCGCCTATAAGATCAGTCAGAGCGTTAGGGTTCTGTGTGTCTGTCTCGCTCAATACCTTGGCGCTCTGTGCAGCTTGGCCGCCCATCTCCATTGCTTGCATGGCTTGCTGCTCTTCAGCTTTAGCCTGACGCTTAGCTGCAAGATCGTCACTGGAAATAATAACGTCCGGGCTGGTGCCAAGAATATCGGAGTATTGACGCAAGGCTTCATCGGAATTGATGCCGTCTACAATGTCTGGGAACACGGCAACCATGTTGCCTGCAAAACCCATGACGCGCTCGAGGCTTGAAGCTGCAACAGCCTGCTGGGCCTGTGCAAGCAGAGAAACATACTCTACTTCCAAGTCTTCGCCTTCGAGAGCTTCTGGTATCGGGGGGAGGAGACCACCCTCGAGAGCGTACTCGAAGACGTCGTCCAATAGTGGGTCCAACAGCTCTACATTGATCCGTTGAAGCACAGGCCCAAGCAGCACTAATTTTTCTTCGTGCCGTTCCACCACTTCCGTAGCGGTCATCTGTCTGCGGTCTGAGTTAATCATCATGGCAAACAGGTCGGCATAAAAACCGCGCTGAACACGATTTTGCACTTCCTGAATATCAATCATCAGCTCGTTGATGCGCGGCTGCACCTGATACGCCGGGGCAAACCCCTGCGCTCCCTGCAGAGGGTCAACGTATGTTGTCTGCCCCGGCAACACTGTCGAGGGCTTACCCTTCAAGCTAGTTGGTGCAACCATCGGAGGGTTGACCATCTTATCGATAGCCTGAGCTTTGCGCTTCTGCTGGTGCTGCAATTGCTTAATATCGCCGAGGTTGTCCATGCCGGGAGATCTTCCGTAGACCTCGCCGCTGAGAACGTCCCAACGTGGCACATAGGCGGGGAACTTCTTGTAGCCGCTCTCCATCAAAAACTCGTCGCTCTCCGAAGACAGCTCAAAGTAGCAGCTCTTAAACGGCATATTCTTGCCGTCTTTCTTGTCATAGTCCCGGTCGGCCAGTAAGCGCGGCTCAATCATATGCACGATCTCAACGCGAGCATCGTAGTTACCGTCATCCCACAGTTTCTTTGTTGCCTTACTGACGCCAGTCCAATCCATTGGACCGTCAGGAGTATGCACAAACTTCTGCACAATCTGGCCGACAGTCATTGTAAAACTTCGGCCTAGCGTATCCACCACACCAAGATCGTTCTCAGAAATAACGTACTCGCCAGCGGTGAAGGGGCGAAACCGGATCACACTGTCAAACGACGGTTGCCGATACAGCGGAGCCGTGCCAAACGACCCCAGCTCTGTGTAGACAGTGTGAATTGAATTGTAGAAATTTGACTTATGCAGGATGGAACGCTCGATGTGCTCGACCTGAGCGAGCCACGACCGCACTTCGCCGTCATCCATCAGATCCTCGCGCACCTTGCGTCGATGCCAAGGACGTGCCGGTGACGTCATGCCGGACATAAGACCAGCAGCCATAGTCCGCATCGCCTGCGTCCCGGTGCTGTCAATAATCTTAGTGGTGCGCTTGCGGCCTTTGCTGTTCTGGCTTTCAATTAGATAGCGGCCACGTCTCGGCGTGATGTAGTCGGTGATCTCCTGCCAATGCGAACGCCACGAGGATCTGTCGTCCTCAAGCTGCAGGTAACGACGATACAGCGCAGACTTCTTACCGCGAAGCGGTACAGTTGTGTAGGAATTGTCAACGCTAGGTAAAGGCATGGTTAGTTGCCTAACAGTGTTTTGTTTGTTGTCTGCGCCGGACTTAGCGCGGCGGCCCTAACAGATCCAGCAGAGCTGCCTCCTAGACCCTTTTTTCGTCTAAGAAATTTTTGCTTGTCTCTGTTCGCACCCGATGCTGCGGCAACCGGAGTAGGAGGGGGAGGCGGCGGCGGAGCGGGCGGCGGAGCGGGCGGACGGCGGCTGCCTCTACCCGGAATTGTAAACCACAGCATGGCTTAGTTCCCCAACAGTGTTTTGTCGGCCGTGCTTGCTTCGCTTAGAGCACCCCCACGGCTTTTAATTGTCCCAGAGATACCGCGTTGCTGCCGAAGCCTGCGCTGCTCGTCTTCCCTAGACTTAACAACGGCGGGGTCCGCTTTATTAGGCGGAGGCGGTAACGGAGGAGGGGGCGGCGGCGGAGATGGCGAGCTGCCACCAAAGCCGGGGGTAGTAAATAATTGCTTGAGCTTCATAGACCTTCTTCCAACCAGCGAGGTGTATAGTTGTTGAGGCGTGACCGCCAACGATTTAATAGCGCACACTGACTTAACGTGTGCAACACAGTTGTTAAACATCAACAAAGAGAGGCGCGCATCTTCTCCGCGCTCAATCTCCACAATGCTGTATCCTTGCGCCCTGTAATGGGTTGCCAAGTCGTAATCTGCCGCAGCCTCAACCTGAATTATTGGCAGACCCTGATGCCAGTTGTAGCTGACCCACGAATTGCGTTCGACGTCCTGCAGCGCGCACCAAACATGCCGTCGCTTAGCGTTAAGAAACCTTGCAAGCGGATGGTCGTTTTCAGGCCCAAAGATAACTAAACATTTCATGGGTTGACATACTAGATTAAGTATAGGTTGGGTGTCTACCCACTAAATGGGTCATACTCTGTAGAGGTCGCTTGCTGCGTCCCGGTGAACCCCAGCCTCGATGGGTAGACCGGCAGGACGTAGGTCAGGGCCAGAGCGTCAGCCATATCAGGCGATGCGACGCCCCGGCTTTTCGCAGCCTCCTTACTCTCCAGCTTGATTTCATTCTTCAAGGTGTAACCGTACTCGAGGCCGGTCAGGTCAGTAATTAAGTCCGCGTTGTCCGGCAGTCTGATGCCTTCAATGATCGCCTCCTTCAGGTTGCCCCACATTTGCGCCCTTAGATTTGAGTAGCCACGCTGCGTCGCCTTACTACCGAAGTTGATCTCGACGACATCGAGGCCAAGCTGCCTGCATCGATCCACGACACCGCCGCCCACGCCGCCGCCATCGATAAAGATGGTGTCAGGGTTCTTCTCCCTTGCAATCTCCACGACCTTTGCTGACAGCTCCATCGTATCCATGCCTCGAAACGTGTGCCAACCTTGGCTCTCTGCATCCCTGCCCTGTCGCAGGCAGATCACCGACTGGTCATCGCCGAACCGTGCGACATCGACACCCATGACCAACGGATCGTGAGGCTGCACCGCAACCGTCAGGTTGATGCAGTCGCGTGCTGCCTCGCTTGGGATAAACTGCAGCTCGCCTGCTGAAGGAAACTCCCCGAGCACTCTGACCTTAACGAAGTCGCTCTCGATGCCGTAGTCGTCAATCCACGTCTTGAACAGCCGCTTGTTCGTGATCTTCACATCTCTGCTGTCGATGTGGCGTCGGTTGTAGCGATGACGGAACCTACCAGCCATGTTCTCATAAAACCGGCCTGTGTTTCGCGTCGGGTTGCCAAAGTCGAACGTCATTGCCTCGCCGTCAGTCAAGCCACCTTCTCGAACCTCGAATATCTTGTCCGGCACTGCAGAGGCTTCGTCGAATATGTAGAACGGAGTTGCCTGCGCTGCGTGCAACCCAGCGAATGCCTCGCTGTTTTCTTCTCTGCAGGTCTGTGCATCGACACGCCACGTCTCCCGGTGATCATTGTGGTACATGTTCATCGAGCCACCGCCGCCCGCATTCAGGGTCCACCAGTGTTTCGTGATCCCCATATGGTGCCACTTAGCCAGCTCGGCCCACGTCTTAGTGCGAAGCTGCTCTGATGTATTGGCCGTCACGATGCCTTTGCTGAAAGGCCGGGTGTCCATGATCCAGCGTATGAGCCACGCTGTCAGGGCGCTCTTACCGATGCCATGTCCGCTAGCAGTGCTGAACTGTATAGGATCGACTGCGGTGTGTCCGTCGAAGCCCCGGCTGCAGACCTCGTCGCCGACTTCGTTCAGAAAATCACGCGCCCAATCGTCAGGCCCCGCAAAACCTTCAAGTTGCCCACTGCCCCACGGGTAGCTGAACAGAACGTGGCCGAGAGGGTCAGCGTAGAATTGCGCGACTTCCTCGGCCAGCTCAACGTCTACGGCGGGTTGGTTCACAGCGGGTCGTAGTCGGACATGGTATGAGCCACTGGCATATCGGGTGCGCGACACTGTCCGTCAGGGTGATGTGGATCAGCAGCCGTCGCCAATTCTTTTGCACCGCATATCCGACATACACGCATCGATCCGCTACCCGGCAGGGGAGAACCCCATCGATGAGCTTTCGGAGCAGATTGCGGATGCGCCGCTCGCGCCATAACATCACTCACTTCCTACTCCTATTGCGGCTCTTCGGCATTGCCCGCAGATTAGACGGCCGGTTATCGCGTGGGTTACCATTCTTGTGGTCAACGTCCTTGCCGTCGCCCTTGCTAACGCGCCCCATCGACAGCAGCGTAGCCCTTGCAGCATTGCGGCTAGCGCGGTTCTTCTTTTGCGCGGGCTTTGAATGATAACTTGCGTACTCCCTGCTGTAGTCCCTCATTTTTTAGGAGGGCGGGGCTTCATTGGTTTGGGCTTGCGCTTTGTTCCATAGGCCATGTTCAATCCTTTCCATTTACTACGCGGAGCTTGGCAACGCGGTCGCGTCCCTCTTGCAGCCGCTCGGTCATTGCGTTGACATCGATGTTACGGTTTTCGTTTACGTTCTCGTTAGGCAGCACTTTGGCAAGCAGTGTGGTAAACGTGCGCGGCTCGTCCTTAGCCAGCATCGTCAGATAATCAGCGCCTCCTGCCCGCTCAAAAGCCTCGAGGATCGCCGCCTTCATATCGTGCGTCGTTTTGTTTGGCGTGCCTTTCTTTCTGCCGCCATACTTTTTGCCGGTCGTGTTCGCCATAACTAAATCATCCTAGTTTAGTTTCAGAGACTAAACCTGCCAGACGCAACAGGTCAAGCACCGTGTCCTCCTCCATAACGTAAAGCCGTCGCGCTCTGTCCTCCCTCACCACAATCATATCGCTGCCGCCGCCCTGATCCAGAGCCTGATACAGGAACTTGAACCCCGTCTTTTTACGTTTGGCCTCGATGATGTATCTGCCAGCCAATTTTACGTCGCCCTCAAATTCGTCGCCAAGCCTCGCATATGCTCCGCTCGCAAAAACGCGCCGAGCTTCGACGCCGTTATCCTTCCAGAAGTCTGCCGTCTCTTTCTCCAGAGCATAACCCCGAGCCTTATTTCTATTCGCCATGTCGCCCTCCTGCTGCCCTAACGGAGTGCGCCCAGCTTCAAGCTGGCGCGCCCCCGTAGGGGGTGGTTGTTGTTGGATACGAATAACGCTTTAATTTCAACAGCTTAACCCCTATCCAACACTATCCAACACGCTATCCAACATGTTGGAACTAAGTCGTTGATATACATACATAAAACCTTGTTGGATACTTTCTATCCAACAAGAATTTCGTCAGCTCTTGTTGGATAGCCAAAAACCGCAGAAACATTGCGAGCGAGCATCTCATCTCTGACACTAATCAAGGGTCACCTCCAATGCCCATGCCTTGCCCTTTTTCGCTATGCGAACCACGCCCAATTCGCTCGATATAGATCCGTCAAACAGCTCCTTGATCCTGTCATATCTTGCCGCTGTAATGTCGCCATCTGTCAGCGGCCAACCCAATATCCCCTTACCGTGAATGTCCTTAATCGAATGCTTTCCCCCTCCCATTTCGCTACATATCTGATAGGCCAGCTCGCCTGCCAAATACGCATCGTCGCCCGAATGCTGCAGCACATTCTCAGCTTCGCTCGCACTGCTCACCTTACAGACACCGATCTCAAAACCCTCCGGCAGCTCCTCACCAACCAGCTCATAAACGACCGGCACCAGCGGCCGCCCCTCTCGGATCTTGCCGGTGTCCAGCACAATAAACCGACCCAGCTCATCATCGAGGAACCGGCTCTTCCACCGTTTGCGAGGCTCGCCGCCTGCTGGCATCCAGTTCGCCAACGTAAAGCCGCAGTCAAGTGCGCTGTANATGGCCCCAGAGCCTCGCCAAGCGCCACTGTCTGCCCTGTACCAGTCGTTGTCTTTATTACGGTCCTTCGGCGTGTGGTGGGCATGTATGACGGCAGCGCCGGTCAGCGAGCTGATCAGCAAAAATGCCTTCGTCAGCATCGCAGCCGACGTCGCACTGTTCTCGTCCATTGCATCCGACAACGTGACGTATGGATCTAGGATAACGACCTGCGCGCCGTGCGCTCTGCACCAGCCGACAATCTTGGCTACGCTCTCTCGGTCGATCTCAGGTGTGCCAATCTCATTAAGTGCAATCAGCCTAAGCATCCCCTCAGTCTTGCCTCTCACGACGATGTCAGCGCCGCTGG